CTCGACGACGTGATGGAGATTCAGGCCGACGTTGACTTGCTTTCGAACTGGGCGGACAACGCGTCCGAGCAGATGAAAGTGTTCGTGGACAGCGCGATTCTGGCCATCGACAGCATCGGTAACCAAGTCGATCCGAAGAACATGGGAACTGCGGCTGGCCGCATCTCCGGTTCGATCAACCTGGGCTACAGCGCGAACACGCTGACGGCCGCTGCGACTGCCGGTGTGCCGGTCTCGCTGGGTTCGGTTCAGGCTGGTACCGGCACTGGCAACACGAACACCAATGCTCGCAAGATCATTGACTTCATCATCGACACCGGCCTGGTGTTGGACGAACAGCGCGTACCGGAAACCGGCCGCTGGATCGTTCTGCCCCCTTGGGCGGCTGCGATGATCAAGCGTTCGGCGTTCCAACAGGCTTATCTGACCGGAGACGCGGTGTCCATCGCGCGCAACGGTCGGCTCGGCATGATCGACCGCTACATGATTTACGTGTCGAACCTGCTCCCGGTCGGAAACGCGGGCAACGCGCAGGCCACTGGCACCGTGTACCCCGAGTTGGCGAGCGCGCTCAACCCGGCTGGCACTGGCGGTCTGGCGGCTGGCGAATACGCGATTTATTTCGGACACAGCTTGGGCCTGACCTTCGCGTCGCAGATGACCAAGGTTGAGACTCTGCGGTCCGAATCGACCTTCGGCACCTTGATGCGCGGACTTCAGGTTTGGGGTTTCCAGGTCGTGAATCCGACACTCGTCGGGTACGCGGTCGTGGTCAACGCCGGAATCTAGTTCGGGGTCTCGATGTGATCCATGGCCCCTACGCTTAACGGTGTAGGGGCCTTTTTACTTACATAGGTGATGAAAATGGCGATTCAAAAACAAGCGACGATTAGTTTGAACATCAAGGGTGACAACATCGCGACTACGCTCGATATCGATCTTGAGCGTGATCAGTACGAAGTTTTGACCAACCCCGAGGTAAGCACCGGCAATACCCAGTTGGTCAATTGGCCGAGTGCTGACCGAACCAACAAGCCGACAGCGGCTGTCAACAGTACCTCTCGCGGTGGCATCGCCTTCACGGCGTCACTGGCGTATCCTGTACTCACACTGACTTTCGCTTCTGCTCCGAGCAGCGCCGGAGACGGTGTCGAAGTTCAGTTGCTGTTCTGATCCAGGAGGTGGAGCGTGTCTACTGCAACCAGCAAAACAATCGACGATGCGATCCTTGAGGCCCGCGCCATGGTCAACGACTCCACCCTTGTTGGTGGTGTGCTGAGCCCGACGCGCAACTCGGATACGCTCTACCTTCAATATCTGAATTCGGCACTGCGTGTGCTGTACTCCGTGAGGCCAGACGCCTTCATCGGGAACTTCACGCAGGGCATTCTCACTCAGGCTGTGGTCCTCACCTACGACACCACGGACCTTCAAGCGCCCGACGGCGCGGCGAACCCCACGCCTCCGGTACCGGCGACACCGTTCCCGGCCGATGATCGCTTCTTCTTCAATCCAGTGGTGGCCTACATCGCTGGCCGCGTCGAACTCTCCGACGACGAGTACACCGAGACGGCTCGCTCGCAGCAATTGCTGCTCAGTTTCAAACAGCAATTGCAGGGGATGTAAGCCATGGCACAAGTCACACTCGATGGTGGCCAGAGTTCCGCCGCACTTGGTGGCCAGACGATCACCTACGTGGCGCAGTACGTCGCTCAGCAGATCGCTGGCGCACCGGATACCCTGATCGAAAGCACGCTCACGCGCGTCCTGAATGACTTCTATACGCGCTCGACCGCATGGCGCGCGAACGTCGGCCCTTACAATGTCGTCGGCGGAGTGGCGCGGGTTGATCTCAACCCCGTGGACCAAAACACACGGCTTCAGTTCGTCCTCGGCGCGTTCCTGTTCCCCTTCAACAACGCGCAGGACCCGCTGACGCTGTTCCCCAGCACGCGGCAATTCCTTGGCGGATCGCCCGCGCCGCCGTCACGCTACTATATGCAGCAGCCGGACCAGATGATTCTGTACCCGCTGCCGGACAAGTCATATGGACAAATTTTGTTTGCCTATGCCAGCCTTGTCCCCACGTCGTTGGCAGCACAGTTGCCCGATCAGAGCTTCACGCAGCACGCCGATGCGCTGATCTGGGGCACGCTCTCGCGCCTGTACCTCATGAGCAAACGCCCCTGGTCCGACAAAGAGCTTGGGCTGCTGTTCGAAAAGAAGTATCGCCAAGAAATTCTTTTGTACCGCGATCTTGCCAACAGGGGTTACGGTCCGGCCGATACGGGAGTGCGGTTCCCGCCATTCGCTGGTAAGGCGAGTGCGCAGGTTATCCCGAGGGCTGTCGGATAATGGCGAATCAAAATACGTTCCTATACAACAACGCACGATCACTGTTCGCGACTGGCCAGATTAATTGGCCCTCCGCGCCCGTGCACGCTGTTCTGGTGAACGCCGCATATGCACCGCAGCCGAGTGATCAATTTCTTTCGGACGTGCCGTCAGGTGCGATCATGCAGGACGTGGCGATGACCGGACTCGCACAAGTCAACGGTCTATGCTACGGATTGATACCGGAATTCGATGCCTTCGCGTCGCCATCGACGGTTGTTGCACTGTTGATCTATCTGAGTATCGGTCCGGCATCCACGTCGCCACTGATCTATTACAGTGCGGACGGACTAGGATTTCCATTCCAGCCGCTTGGATTCAACTACGCAGTTGGATTCGATCAATCGGCGGGCGGGTACTTTCAGGTATGAGTTTTCAAGGCACAGCACCGCTCGTCAATCCCAGCGAGCTAAATTATTTTCACACCAATCCGAACACAGGGTTTTCATACACTGTAGCTGGTGGTCTTTACTCCGGCGCAAATACTGGAGGCTCTTTCGAGTCGGTCTATTCTGTTGCCGCTTCAGGCGCAGAAACGGACAACGTATACACGAAGTTCGCTGTTGGCAACACCTCTGGGAGTTTGTCAGCGCTCATGGTCGGCTTGGTGCTGGACGCAACTCATTATTTTGTGGCGTCTCCTGGCGGCGTCGGTGGCTTCCTTTTTGAAGTAGTGTTCTTGATCAACAATGGATCGGGACAGTCCAGTCATACGGTATCGGTCTCACCCACGGTGCCGTACAACACGGCATCTGCATTCCTAACATTTTATTTCTCAATCTCCGGCACGACCGCAACGATGTATGCGGTCAACCAATCGACCGGCTTGATCGCGAACCTTGCATCGTTCAATGCGTCGGCCATCGTCAGTGCTGCAACTTTACAGACTTGGTCGGCTGGCATGTACTTCGCAGGAAGTGGCCTTGCATCTTTCCAGATGCAGAACTATTCGTGGGGACCCAATACCGATTTGACCTTCAAGGTTGTTCCCAATGTCGTGGGAGATTCACAGTCGGTAGCAACAGCGGCCATCATAGCCGCTGACCTGGTCCTGGGAACAGTTACGTCGGTTGTCGATCCATCTACGGCGGGGACTGTCCTAAGCCAAACTCCCTCCGCTGGCACCCATGTGAATTTCGGCACTCCGGTGAATATAACCGTCTCTCTCGGACCAGTAGTGCCTCCCAAGGCTGTTTATGGTAAATTCGTCGGGTCTCCGGTGTTTCCGCCAACGTTGCTTATCGACGCTAAAGGGATCAAGCCGCGAGTGTATATGCCCAAGGAAAACGTTACGGTGAAAACATGACCACGCTCTCAGCCCGCTTCACACAGTCGCCAGCCGAAACAAAGCGTTATGTGATGGACTACACCTTGCAACTCGCACCAGGCGAAGCGATTTCGTCAGTCGCGGTCAACATCGTCCAGACAGGCGGACCGACTACGGGAGTTCCCGCTCTCGTAGTCAACAACGTTGCGCTCCTTCCTCCTGTCAACGGCGTGGTACTAGGTGCCGCGTTCTATGTTTCGGGTGGAGGTAACGGCTGCCAATATGAGGTGCAGTTCCTGGCAACAACGAGCATCAGTCAAATTCTCGAAGACATCGTCCAGTATGTGCTGGCGGAGAAACTGTAATGAGCCTTTTTGTATTTTCGAACAATGCTTCCACGCTGATCGCTTCGGGTATTTCGCCATCAAGCACGACAGTGACTTGCGCCGCTGGACAAGGCGCGCTGTTCCCGGCCATCAGCGCTGGGCAGGTTGCGGCTTGCACCCTCGAAGACGTGAACGGCAACATCGAAGTCGTCTACGCTACCGGGCGAACCGGCGACACTCTGACGATCAATCGCGCACAGGAAGGCACCACGGCCCTGTCCTTCGCCTCTGGCTCGCGTCTTGAGCAACGCGTCACCGAAGGGGTGATCGCGAGCTTCTTGCAAAAGACCGGAGGCGACACGCTCTCTGGTACCACGAATTTGTCCGGTGTACTTTCTCTCGGTTCGGGCGGCTCGATCCAAGGTGGTGAAGTCGCTGGTGCTGCATTGCGCAGCCAACCCGGCGATACTAGCAACCAGATTTTGATTCCCATAGGTGGTGGACCGGCTACGGAGGGTGGCTCTGTGCTGCTCACCAAAGGGAACCTCGCCACGAACTTACCGGCTGGCACCGCGCTGATCGTCACCAACATGATCGTCGCATGGCATGGCTTGTCGTCTGCGATTCCCGCAGGTTGGGCGCTATGCAATGGCCTCAGCGGCACGCCCGATCTTCGTGACCAATTCATCGTCGGTGGAGGCGGATCATTGTCCGTCACCGGCAGCTTCGCGCACACGACTGACCCGACGAGCGCCGGAACGCCGGTCATCAATCCGGTCACTCTGTCGCCGAGCAACTTCCCGGCGCACAACCACCCCATTGACTTCTTCGGCGGTACGTCCGGCATGGTCATGGGCGCTCCCGGTATCGCGGCAGGTGCGGCGTACTTCTTCGCTGGTAGCGGACCGGGTGTGCGCAACTCGGTGACGACCGGCAACAACACTGGCACAACCACGCCGTTCACTCCGACCGCTGTGGCATTGCCGACGCATACTCACACGGTGGAATCGCCTCCGTACACTGCGATCTTCTTCATCATGAAGTTGTAAGGTGAATTGTGGCAGGCCCAAATCAAATACCCGGCCCTACCGCAATCCGCGCGCCAACTCTTGATCTAAAGAATCATCAGACGATTCTCACGCAGTTAAAGGAGACAACGGAGACTGCATCGCGCCAGCGTGGTAATCCACTTCAGAGCTACGTGAAGCTCGGTGAACTGGTGGATGCCGGAATCGTAGATTACCTTGGCGGTACTGTATCTCCGGGAAAGAACATCGGCGGAGGAGGAATTTCTTCTGTCACTACCGCCGATTCTATTCAAGGCGATGGTTCCGCTGGCTCACCTATAGAGTTGGTTGGTGACGCCGCGAGCCCGGGAAATAACAAGTATTTCGGTACGAACGGCTCTGGTAGCAAGGGGTATTTCTCGTTCCCTGCTGCGGCGAATGTGCCAACAGAGATAGGCGCGCAATGGACTCAGGTGCCGTTTGGCTCGACGCTGGCCTTGCCGACAAACCCTGTTCTTCGAGTCGCGCCGCGAGGCGGGACAATCCTTGAAGTGCGGATATATACTATCGGCGGCGTCGGTAGCTGCGTGATCGATGTGTGGAAAACCACCACCGGCAACGTGCCGACATCCGGCAACGATATAACTGGTGGATCGCCACCGACTATTTCGAGCGGAACTAGCTACTTGAACAACACGCTGTCCGGATGGACCACAACGGTGACGGCAGAAGATGTATTCCTTTTTACGCTGGCGAGTGTCAGCGGCGCATTTACATACGCGAACATCGTTGTTCGCATAGGGTGATTCATGGCGACGCAATCTTGGGCAACATTCGTAGATCAAAGCACCGATGCTGCGTTCCGCACGTGGGGCTCTGAACTCAGTGCAAAATTCGGTGCAGTTGGAATGGTGCAAACCGCCGATACTGGTCAGATCAACTGGACCACGGTGACGCGCGCCGCTACTAACACCGCCGCCGGATATGAAATATGGAAGTTGTCTAGCGGCAATCTGTTCTTCAAATTCGAGTATGGAAGTGGCGCATCAAACGCTATCCCATCGCTGTGGATGACTGTAGGCACCGGAAGCAACGGCTCCGGCACTCTCACCGGCCAGGTCTCAACTCGCACGCAATTTGGGGCCACCAACAACGGCATCCTGTCCACCACCACGAACTATCAGAGCTATCTATGCGCGACCGCAAACTACTTCGGTCTTGCCTGGAAAATTGCTAGCTCGGCTGCGGGAACTCCGCGCACTTTCATGGCGGCAATGCAGACAGTGGATAACACGGGCGCTGGGACCGGCGTGGGATATCTTGCTTGTGGCCAGGGCTCCGGCGCTGGTACGACTATGTCCACGCAGTGTGTCGGCCTATCGCCGTTCGCTGGTGTTGGTCCTGTTATCAATACGTTCAACAACGGAATTTTCTGGGTGCCCAATATCACCGGCCTTCCAGCGAACTCACTCGACGGCTCCGGTAATAACCAGGCTTTCTTGTGGTGGTGGAGTATTTTTGGATCGACCCCTGCATTTCCGCTTCTTCATGTGGCGGCAGCCTTGCAGACCGACATCGCTCTCGGTGTTACTGCGTCTATGACTTTGATCGGGACGACCGCACACACATATATTTCAATCGGCAACAACATGATCGATGATGCGAAGAACCTGCTGACGATTGCTGGCGTCACGACTGTCATGCTATTCGAGTAAACCATGGCCACTTGGAAACCACTACCCGCTGTTCCCACGCAAGCCTTCGGTGGCGACACGCCAATAACCGGCAAATATGGCTCGGGTCGCGGCGCGACCATTCAACAGCCGCCCTCGCATCCGTGGAAGCCCGCGTACCCCATTGGAACTGCTATCGTTACGACAGGCGGAACTGTAGGATATCCAGTATGACGACCATTAAAATCGACAACTTCGCTGGTATCGCCCCTCGGGTCTCTACCCGCTTGCTGCCTTACAACGGCGCGCAGGCAGCCGAGAACGCCAAACTGCTGTCCGGCGAGCTTCGCGGTCTACGGGAGACCCAATCCCTGCACGATTTCGGCACGGTAAGCCCGCAGGTGAGCCGCGCGTACCGGCTGCCCGCGACGGTCAACGCTCCCATCCCGCTCAACAACAGCGACTTCTGGGTGGGTTTTAGCGACCCTAACGTGGACTTCGTCCGAACTCCTGTGTTGGAAGACAGCTTCGAGCGCTACTACTGGACCGGCGACTCGACCTCGCATGGTGGTGCGCCGCAGTACAACACCCGCGCACGCATCCAAGCAGGATCGGTGAGCTTCCTACTCGGCATCCCGGCCCCCGTTGGAGCGCCCGCCGTGGCACCCCCGGCCGGTACCGACCTGACCCGGTCGTACATCTATACCTTCATCTCGGCCTACGGTGAAGAAGGCGCACCTTCTCCCGCGACTGTGGCAACAGGCACAGCAGGAACGTGGACGATCACCGGCTTCGACACCGTGCCGCCCGGGACGCCCGCAAATTACAACATCACGACGATCCGTTTGTATCGCACCGTCGCCGATTCGACCAGCACCACGACGCAGTATTTCTTCGTGACTGACTTGCCGCTCGGCACCACGTCGTACACCGACAACAATCTCGACGAGATCATCGCGCTGAATTTCCTGTTGCCCTCACTCACATGGGACCCGCCGCCTGCGACGCTGAAAGGGATCATCAGCCACCCCGGTGGATTCCTCTGTGGCTTCACCGGCCGCGACTTGTATATGAGCGATCCGTATCACCCGCACGCATGGCCCGTGCAGAACATTCAGACTTGCTCTACCGAGATCGTCGGTCTCGCGGTGAGCAACAACATTCTGTTCGTGATGACGACTTCGAATCCGTACTACGCGGAAGGTATGAGTCCAGCCGCGATCACGTTGCAGAAGATCGACTCGATTGATCCTTGCGTGTCGAAGCGAAGCATCGCGACCACGCTCACGGGTGTCTACTATGCGAGCCCTCAAGGCATTATTGTTGCGACCGCTGGAGCAACTCAACTCGCGACTCAGCAGCTTTTTACTCGCGAGGAGTGGCAAGAGTTTTTCTCTCCGACGACTGTCAACGCGGTGCCGTATGGTCTTCAATATATTGCGTTCGATACGACGGCGACCGGCTTCATCTTCAGCCCCGCCGAATCGCTCGCGCCTCTCACTACGCTGGATCGTTTCTCTAACGTTGGTGCGATCCAAATCGATGCCTACTCGGGAGATGTGTACATAGTGCAGGGCAACCAAGTGCGCCTGTGGGACCCGCCCGAGTCAACGCCGTACGAATACACCTGGATAAGCAAGGATTTTGACTTGCCGAAGCCCGTGTCTTTCGGTGCAATGAAGGTGAAGTTCAACGGCGGAGGCTTTCAAATCCCTGCTTCGCTGCTGGCCGACTACACCAGCTTCAACTCGCAGCGCATCTTGAAGCCGCTGAACTGCCTGAATCTCGCGCCCATCAATGGCGTGCGCACGCAGCCGCCCTTTCCGGGATCACTCCAGACCCCGATTACCGGCCTCGGCGCGATCCTGCCGCAGATAAAAGAGCCGCTGGGAGGCTCCCCGCTGTTCCAAATAGGTAATTTGGAGAATCAAATTGGCGCTGTCCAAGTCACCGTGTATGCTAGGACCCCGACGAATCAACAGTGGGTGCCACGATTCACATGGACTGTAACGGACGAACGGACGTATCGATTGCCAGCAGGCTTCAAAGCCGACGGCTGGCGCATCCAACTGATTGGCAATATTCCAGTTTACAGTTTCGCACTCGCCGAGACTGGAAAGGAACTCGAACAGGTGTAACAATGGCTCAACCTCAAACGGCAATGGTGGGAACGGCAGTGACTGTAGGCTCAGGTGCGTATTCTTTCTTTGGGTCTACCCTCGCCACGGTGCAATGGCTGGCCGCAGCCGTCGCAATCGTTGTGGGCGTCGCAACGTTCATCCATCTCGTCAAGAACTGGAACAAACCGAAGTGACCTTCAACGACGCGTTTGCATACGTCGTCGGCGAAGAAGGCAAGCTCTCGATGGACCCGCAGGACCCGGGCAACTGGACCGGCCACAAGATCGGCCAAGGTGTCCTCAAAGGAACCAAGTATGGCATTTCAGCGGCTGCTTACCCACTTCTCGACATCGCCAACTTGTCGCTGTCGGATGCCCAAGCCATCTACCAGCGCGACTACTGGAACAAAATCGGCGGGGACTCACTCCCATGGGGCAACGCGCTGTGTCTCTTTGACTTTGGGGTCAACGCCGGAATCGAAGAAGCAGCCCGCGTTGCCCAGCGAGCCCTCGGTCTCACCGTGGATGGGATACTAGGTCCCAACACCTTGGGGACAATCCGCAATATGCCCCCGCAAGTTTTCGCTCCGCTGTTTACTCAGTACCGGATTGCGGCGTATCATCTCATGGCAGGGTTCGAGCATGAAGGCAACGGCTGGATCGCTCGGGCTAACCTCACCGAACAAAAGGCAATCGCATGATCAAGACATTCCTTGCTCCCTACGAGACCTATATCTGGGCGGCACTCGCGTTCATTCTTTTGTGCGGCGGCATCTACGTCGTCCATCACTTGGAGCAAATCGGTGTTCAACGTCAACAGGCTGCCGACGCGAAACTCGCTGCGGCTCAAATCGTTCACAAGGACGAGGTGGAAAAACGTGCGCAAGAACTCACTCAAGCCGCTGGCAGCCAGCTACATGCTGCGCTGGTCGCTCCCGATCCTAAGCCTGCTGTCGCTGTGCGCGTGTGCAGTGGCCCCGCCCCGGCCAAACCAGGGGTGCGTGCAAATGTCGGCACCGTCCCCGGAAGCGCTGGCGGACAACCAGCCGTACCCGGATCAGTGGGAAGCGATGGCGCGAGCAAAGGGGTGGACATCGCCCCCGCAACCGTCGGACTCCTCGGACGCTGCCAAGCCGAAGTGACCTACTGGCGCACCTACTACGCCAATTGCAAGGCTGCTGGCGCGTGCAAATAGATGAACGCAAAGACAGGCTTGTAGGGGACTCGCCACGCATCCAGCAGTGGATGCACGACCGATCTCGCTTGCCGATCATGAAAGACTTCTACGGCATCGCCCGTGAGCTTGATGGCAAGATCGTGGCTGCATTCGGGTATGATTCGTTCCAACCAGGGGGCTGTCAGATGCACCTGTGCGTGGACTCCCCGACCGGTATCAACCGGGCGCTCCTGAAGATGGCCTTCGAGGTTCCCTTCGTGCAGTGGAACTACCAGTATCTTCTTGCTATCATCCAGGCAGATAATGTCAAATCGTTGAATATGGCGGACCGGCTCGGGTACACCACGTTCGGCGAAGTCCCGGGCCACTTGCGCTTCGGGGTCATGTACAGGAAAGATTGCCGCTGGCTGAAGCCAGGGCTGAGGTAGACATGTCAGGCGGCGCAGCAATTCCCAAAGCACCAGACTTGAGCGGCAATGTCGCATCGGCGAATGCCACGGCGGGGCAAGCCACCAGCGATGCCACGCAGACGATGAACACGGCGAGCGCCTACAACCAGAACGCTCAAGCCAATCTCACTGGAGTCACGAATCAAGCGAACTCGATGGCTGGCCAGATTGGCTCGACCGCGACACAGAACCTCAACACGTATGGCTCGCAGTTCACCGGACTTCAGGCACAGGAAGCGCAGCAGGCTGCCGCCTACGGCGGACAAGAGAACGTCCAGAAACTTCAGGGTATGGCCGTCGCGAACTCCAACGCTGCGAACCAAGCAGCCCGCTCAAACTCTGCGGCCGCTCTCGCGAGTGAGGGTGTGGACCCGGCGTCGATTCACGGCGCTGCACTCGACCGACAGAATTCAATCACTGGCGCAGCGAACGTCGCTGGCGCTTCGACGCAGTCCGCGCTCAACACGCAGAACACCGCCTTCGGCATGGAAAATACTGCGAACCAACTCGGCTTGCAGATCGCGAATGCTGGTACGCAGGGTGCCGCAACCGCTGCAAATACAGCGGAATCCGGGCAGAACACGATCAACAGCACGAACGCGAGCGGCATCCAGAATTTGCAAGGCGCGAATAGCTATTTGAATTCCAGCACCAATGCGAACAACGGCGCTGTCGCCGCGAACCAAGCTGGCTTCCAGGATCAGATGGCGGTGCAGGCCGCGCAGCAGGCGCAGCAGAATTCCACCATGTCGGCCATCGGCAGCGTCGCTGGCGCGGCGATGATGTTCATGGAAAAAGGCGGCGTCGTCGGCGGCTCCAACATCGTGCGCGGTGCGCGCAGTCCGATGCCTCACTCCGGCTTGCCGGTCGTGGCCGGTCACGTGCGCCCACGTCAAGCGATCCCTATGCCCTTTGAACCAATGTATGCGGGCGGACCCGTTACCACCCGAGGCGCGCTTCCAGTGGGTAGCATTCCGGGCACCACGGATCGCAAGCCTGCGATGCTCACCCCGGGCGAGTTTGTAATTCCGCACGATGTAGTGCAGCATCTCGGCACTGAGAAGCTACACAAACTGATCGACTCGACGCGCGAGAACGCCAACAAGCGCCGCGCGATTCCCGTTCAACACGCCCCTCACATGAGTATGAACTAATGGCCGGACTCTCAGGACTTGGAACTGCCCTTGCCGCCGCTGCGCCGGGTGCCGCTCAAGGCATCAGCAACGCGGTTGGTTCGTACCAGGACTATCAGAAGGACAAGGCGCTCGATGCGAGTGTCGGCCAGCAAACTGGTGTCGGCCCCGTGGGCACCGCCGATGCGAACCATCCCATCTGGGGTATCCTGAACAACTTGACCGGCAACCCCGGCAACGCGCCTTTGCCTGGTGGCGGAGCGCCCGCGCAGCCCTCGCCGATCCCTGCCCCTCAAATGATGGATTCCTCGCAGTTTCCTGCCGCGCAGATGGGCGCAGCGATTCCGCCGCCGAATGCCGGACAGGCTCCTCAGCAGCTTCAGAATGGCGGCGTGGTGCGCGCGAATTATGGGCGGCGTACTATCGCCCCCTCCTTTGAGCGCGGTCCTGCGCTGCCCACCGGCCCGAACAACACCGTTACCGGACCCACGTCTCCCACAATGCAGGGGATGGCGGGATACGAAGACGGCGGCGTGGTGCGAGACAGTGATGGCCAGCCGGTGATCCACAAGTCCACCACTGGCGAATTGATCGTGCAGGGCGTGAAGGAACTCGGCCACGCGATCTTCGGCGACGGCGCAGCGGCAAAGGCCGGTGATAAAATCGCTGATCGTCCGACCACTGTGAACAAGGCCGTGGACGGATACGCTCATGGCGGATTGGTTGGTGACACGGCCATGGGCCAAGGCATCACCCCGGCATCTACCGAGGGCCAGATTCTGTCGTTCGACGCTGGCGGCGTGGTGCCAGATGGCTTCCACGAACAGCAGGGCATCAGCGGAGTTCCAATGTCGGGTCGGGGCGCGGCGCTGGTCGAAGGCATTCAGGCCGGTCAGAACATCGGCCACAACTTGCAGCAGGCTTGGCACGACAACCGTGCACGCAGCGCGGCGGCGGACTACGCCGGATCGGTTGCTGGCGTCGATGTCAACAACCCGAATTCTGGTTCCACCCCGACGAGCGAAGACTGGCTTGGAAAGGCCAAGGACGCTGTCGAGGGCTTCTTCCACCACATGAACAACGTGAGTCTCGATGACAACCACAAGCCGAATGGTGCGCAGGCTATCCCTGCTCCCACTGCCGCTGCTCCTGGCGGCGTGTCCGCTCCAAGCGGAAGCCCCGTACCTTCTAACCCGGCCGGTGGAGCCCCAGGTGCTGGTGCGCCCCCAAGTGGTAGTGCAGCCGCCCCTGCCTCTCCCGCAGCCCCCAGCCCCATCCCAGCCCCCGCAGGTGCCGCCTCCGGTGCCCCGCCCGCGCAACCTGGTGCTGGACCTGCTCAGCCCCCGGGCGCGGGACCGAGTGGCCAAGCGCCGGTAGCCAGTGCGCCTCCGCAACAACCCAACGTACAGCAGCAAGCGACTCAGGTTGCTACCAAGTCCGTGGCTGCAAACCAAGAAGTGCAGCAGGGCGTGCCTGACAAGACGCCTGAACAGTCTGAGCTTCCGCATTCGATGACGCCCGAGCAGTGGCAGCACATGAACCTGCTCAAGCAGAAGGCCGTCATGGCGGCAGCCCGCGCGGGTGAAGACCCGGCGAAGGTCTACGAGTCATTGACTGCGATGCAGAACGCGCACTTCCAGGGGCAGATTCTGAAGCAGCTTGGCACGGCCAACGTCGCGTTCCAGAACGGCGACATGAAGTCCGTGGAGCAGGCGCTGAAGAACGTGAACTACTACCTGCCCAATGGTCAGGATATCCAATTCAAGAAGGCCACCGCGCAGGACGCGGCGACCGATCCGACGGTGAAACCCGGCGACCTCATGTACCGCAATCCGTTCTTCGGAATGTATGGTCACGAGAAGGACCCCGAGTACACGAAGATTGACTCGCAACACATCCAGTCGCTGGGTGCCGCCGCGCTGAATCCGCAGACGGTGCAGGAAGCGCAATTGAAATCGTACTCCGCGCAGCAGGAAGCTCAGAGCAATCGCATCAAGGCGCAAGGCGAATTCATGACCGGCCAAGGTCGGCAGCTTACCGGCGCAGCGAGCTACGGCAAAATGAACCTCGCGCAGCAGAGCCAGGACGTGGATCGTCGGCTCAAGATCGCGGCTGGCAACAAGGATCAAGCCGAAGCGAATTGGTACAACACGCGCCAGCCCAGTGGTTCGAACACTGGCCAGCCGAAGATCACACTCGCATCGCTTCGCTCGTTGCAGAACGACGCGGCGACCTACACTGATCGCATCGTGCAAGGCCAGCCGACGACTTCGCCGGTCATGGTATCGGACGGCGCTGGCGGAACAACGCCGAACCTTTCCCCCGGTGCAGGCCGCTCGATCCCGGACGCGAGTCGCATTCCGGCTTGGGCCACCAATGGAGTCGGCAAGGACGGCAAGCCGATCCCGCTGACGGCGGAACAGCAGGAGAACGTGAAGGTGCTTGGTGGTCAGATCAACTCGGCCAACGCTGGACTGCCGGGGATGAATACTCCCAAGGCTGTGGAGCTTGCCGCGCGCATCACCCACTACCAGAGTCATCCCACGACGCACACTGATCCGGCCACGGGCAAGCCCGCGAAGGACTTTGTTTACGACCGCGACAATGGAACAGCGCATGTATGGGTAGGCAACGCCTACGAGAACGTGTATCTTAAGCCAAATGTCGCCGATGAATCCGGCGCAGGAGGAGGCCCCGAGGCTCCGCCACCGGGTGGGAATTCAGCACCGAACAGTGGCGGCGAAAACGAAGGGCCTGATGCATTTCAATAGTGAGTGAAATGAATGGGCACTTCAGTTGATGTAGGCGATGCCGCCACTACCCTTGAACAGTCGCGCGCACAAGCCGATGCCACAGCAAAGTCAATTGCTGGTGGCGCTCTTACGGCTCCCGATGTCACACCTGCACCGCCCCTGAAAATAGGCCGCGCGCCGCAGATAAAGCCGTCCAAGGGCCTCGGCCCTCCGGCCCCAGCACTCACTACTCCCGACGCGACACAGCCGTCTGATGAAGACATCCTGCCTCACGGCGATCTCACTCCACCGCCTCCGCCCTCGCCCGCACAAACGCAGGCGAAACCCGGCACATGGGATCAGACCGGCAGCGAAGTATCCAACGGGATCATGCGCGGTTATGCGGAACTCGCCCGCGCAGTCATGCTGGCTGGCAGTGTTCCGGCCATCGCCGCCGATAAGATTCATTCGTTCGTCAGTGGCAAGGACGAGACCGGCGCGCAAGACGCGGTGTTCAAAGCCATCGACGATTACGCCAACACGGCGGTCCAATATTGGCACCCACAGGATCAAGCGAAGTCGGGACTCGGCGCGCAGGTTCTCGGCGATGTTTCTGGAGTTATACCGGCACTGACGACTGGCGCGGCCGCACTCCCCGCGTTGACTGCGAAGGCCGTGTCCGATACTGGCATCGAGTCTGTGCAGGCTGGCCAAGACGCCAAGACTGCCGCGAAGCTCGCGACCATCGCTGGTGTTGCCAACGCTCTCGGGATGAAAATCCCGTTGAAGAATCCCGCGATCTGGAAGCGCATCGCATCGAGCGTTCTCGGCAACGAAGCGATCAGCGCCGGTACGCAAGAACTCACGAAGATGATTTTGAATTCGAGCGGCTACAAAGATGCCGCTGCCAAAATCGATCTCACCGATCCACGCTCGATACTCTCGACGCTGGCAATCGCAATTGGATTTGGTTTGCACCGACAAGCTGGTGCGACCCCGAAGGAGGCCGACAAGGCAGCCCAAGACGGAACCAAGGTTGGACAGCCGCCCGCACCTGACGCGAGTCAGACGACGCCGGACGCTGGCTCTCCGCCTCCTGGACCCACCGCTGCTGACAACGTCCAGCCCCCTCCGCCACCGGCAGCAAGCGGGACGCAGGCCGCTTCAGTGCAGTCTCCTGCTGGGGCAAGCGCGCCAGCCCCCAACGAGGGGATGCCTAGTGCGCCCGCTGCTGAACCCAAAGTTCCCGACATGCCGAGCATCGAGTCGTCCAAAGATTTGCGAGCGCAGATTCGCGACATGAACGACAAAACCACTCCGCGTGTCGGTGTGCTACTCGCGAAGGATAGTCTCGCGAGCTTGGCAGGATCGAAGGATGCGAACGCTCTCAGCGTGAATGGCACGCTGAATCAAGCACGCACGCAGAACCGCACGATCCAATTGCCGCAAGGCGAATTGATGCTGAAGACCTCGAAGCTCGCTGCTGCTACGCAGGCACGGCTTGACGCAGGTGAAGACCCGCAGGCAGTTATAGGTTCAGTGACAGGTGCCGGGAGTGGAAAGTCCCCTGACCAAACAGTTGTCGTACAAGGACAAACTCCAACCGGCGCAGTTGCGACCGAGACTGCCGTGCGGCCTGACGAAGCGCACATCGCTGTTCAGAAGGCTGTCGATCAGGGGAAGACTCCCGTGGTCACGACGCCGGAAGCAGCGGTGCAGCGGCGCATCGACGAAGTGAGCAAGGAGCGAAACTCGCCGACGCAGATGGGGATCATGACGAATCCCGATGGCACTCAGGTCGCCGTACATGTTGAGCCCGGTGCCCCTGATGGCATGACTCGGGTGAGAGCGCTCGACGAGAATGGTGAGCCGCATACCAAAGTGCTTGACGTGGATTCCCAACGCGTTAAAGTAGCGACCGCAACTGCGACCGAAGTTCCCAGCCCTTCGAAGGCTGGAGAGCAAATAAACCAGAAGCCTGTTGTAAGTGAAGCCGTGAAGACGGCGAAGACCGACGAGACCCCGACTTCCCCCACCCGAAGTGTGGACGAAGGGAAGGTTGCAGGTACCACTGAGTCAGCCCCGGCGAAAGGGGACGAGCCGGTGCAAACCCCGACTGAGGATACCTCGCGATCTGCGCCGCCAGCGGAAGTTGCGCCGACCGAGCAGACCGGAATTACGAAGGTACCTGCGGAGCGCGCAGCGGAGAAGGAGGGGGATCAGCAGCCAGTAGCCACCGTGGCCAAAACTAGTGAACCCCCCGCATCTCCCAAATTGAAAGCGGCCAAGATCGAGACGCCGCTGGAAGCCCTTCCCAAAGCACTGGAGAACCATGAGTCACAGGAAGCGATCCCCGAAGGTAAAAAGTTCGCGGCGTCTCTCGCCGACCGCCAAGAAAACGCCAGCCTCTTTGCGAACATCCTCAAGTCGGCTGCTGATTCTGCCCGTGGTAAAGTCGAGCCCGCTGCTATCGAACGAGCGACTCGCGCATCGAAGGCGGCTATCGGCTACGCAGACAAGAGCAAAGAGGCTACTGCAAAAGGCCAAGGAACGAGCCACGTCAAGATCACTGCCCTCGTCGCAGAGATGCACAAAGCGGCCCGAGGACTTCTTGGCAGCGCTCGCGAAGGCGACAACGAAGTTGTCCGTCCCAAAGAAGCGGAACTGAAGGCGAAGCAGGAGCGCACGCGCGCACGGCTCACCGCCAAGGCCAAGGAAGCGGCCGCACCCAAAGAGGGTACGAACGAACTCAAAACCGAAGTGCCGGTCAACGAGAAGTACAAGGGTGACATCCGTGGCACCAAGGCACCCGAAGCGAAACCTGCGGTTCAAGTGCAGCGCGATGCGTCGCGATTGATGGATCGGTACATTCATGCCGAGAATGAAGATGCACCTGGTGTCCACGCTGAGATCGAACAGTTCCTCCATGAACACATGGGCGACGAGTACACGCCGGATCAGATCAAGGACGTGTTGCAGTTGCTGCATGAGCAGCGCGTGGAGCAGAACCCGAACGCCGCGCGCATCGGCCCGCGTAAGATGTCGGACACGCTCGAAGACGAAGTGCATGAGCAGGAGACTTCGCCGAAGGCGTTGAAGACCCTTGGTCTGCGCAGCGGCTCGAAGCATATGCTGAGTGCCATCGACACCATCAAGCAGAAGGTGTTCAACAATCGCATGGCGACTGAGTGGCAGCGGCTCGGCACGAACCTGAAGACCAACGAAGCGCTCAGCACGATCCTGTCGCAGCATTTGGATTCCGGCAAAGCGCTCGGTGCGCACGAACTACTGAATCGTTTGATCATGCACACGGATACCCCTGTGCTGAAGGCTGTGCTGGAAAACCTTCGCGCCAAAGTGCCGGACGTGCCGGTGCATTTCGTGTCGGAAATTCAAGACCTCCACACCGGCAAGGCGATGGAAGGAATGCCTGCGACTGGTCTGTTCAGCAAGAACTTCGATAGCGTACAGGTGAAGCCGAATCCGAACTCCAACATGGGAACGGCGAAGACCATCGTCCATGAACTGGTCCACGCGGCGACAGCCTACGAGGTCCATGAGAATCCGAACGGGCAGTTGGCTCAGGCGCTTGAGTCAGCCCGCAAAGTGTTGCAGACGCGCATGGC